ATGTCGGCGTATACGCCAAGCCAGATAGCTGCTAAAGGAGATCTTCCTCTCAGCGTTGGAGGCGGTGCAGAAGGTTTACTTGGCCCACAGGGTCTATTGGCGAAAGAGTCTGCGTTACAGGCAAACCTAGCAGATCCCGAAATGGGGTTCTGGGCGATGCAAGCAAAACTCTACGATGAGGGTTTGCCGCAGGAGATGCGGTTACCGCGACTGGGGCAGCAAGAAGAGTTACCGTTTGGTCCTGGTTGGAAGGGCACAGAGGTTTCCGAATTTGAGGAAACTATAGCTCGACCGCTGTTGGAACAAGCATATGCTGCACGATTCCTTGATATTGATACTGAAGCTGGCCGTAAAGTTGCTGGAATAACAGAGACCGATACGTCCTGGGGGTATCGTGGCGCATCTGGTGACGACCCTACGTACAGACGTGAGTGGATCGTGGATCAGGAATTTCCTCCAGGGTCGGGGTTAATTCTAAAAAATCCTGCCGATGAGGGTTTATCTGTTCGGCAGCAAATGATTCGAAATGGCCGCGAATTCTATGGTGAAGGCTGGGAGGACATGTTCCTCAAGGACTTCGCTGAGACAGTCACTCGTTACCAGAAAGCTCTACTGGATAAATGGCTGCATCAAAAACAGATGCGGAGTTTGGAAGAGCTAAGTATTCTGCAGCGTGGAACGGTGTCGGCAACAGAAGGTGTCCATATTGAGCGACGCCTTGACGAGAATCTTAACGAGTTTCTTAAAGATTGGAGAGAAGCTCGAATTAAACAAACTGCGGACTATAAGGCACTTGAAGTGGAGTTAGAAACTGTTCAAGTTGCGTCAACGAAACTTCTTGGCGAGCTTAGTCCTCAGAAACAAATGCTACAACATGCGCTTCGTACTACTCATAATGAGATCGCTGAGTTAACTACCGCTGTGCTGCACCTGAGTCGGGTTGCTGAGGACATGCCGCAGGTTAAATTGTTAACGTATAAGGATCGTGAAGGGTTACTTTCGTTTCTGCGTGGGTGGCAAGCGGGGGATACACCTGGTGAAGCGTTAAATCGTGAGCAGCTTCAGGCAATAATGGAGGTTGCAGCACCAGTAGGGGAGTATCTGAGGAATCTGCGGGCAGTTAAAGAAGAGCTTGTAAGGGTTGTCGGCGAGATTCCTCCAATGCACACAGCGGATCAGTTAGAAGTTGCTGAGATGCTTGGTGAGGAACTTGCTGATCCTGCTACTCTTGAGATGCTCAGTAAGATTGCTCAGGATCTTCAGAATGTGGAGAGTGAACTTCGGAGACTTAACGCTGATGTGGTAGCGGCAGCGTTGGATGACGAGACCGTAGTGTTGGCTCGTGAACTGGCACGAACTTGGGGTGATCCTGTTGCAGCGGGAATGCAAGTGCCATCGCCTACTGCTACTGCTCAGCGGTTTCTAGACCCGTTTACTAATGCTCCTTTGAAAGCAGTGGTCAAGGAGTGGGACCCCAAATCGACGGGTGCTGCAGGTCCTCCATTGCAGGTGGACGTTGTAGCCTACAGACCCAGAAAAGGGTGGTCAGTAAAGGGTCGTGCCAAGATGGGTGAAGACGACTTAGGGATGGGTGATGCTCTAGTTATGACGCCCGATGGTCCTCCACCGGCGCCCACGGTTGGATTCGTGATGGAACCTAATTCTCTGTACCTCGTATCTTCTGTCAGAAGACGAAGGGTAGTAGGAACCAAAGACAGTTGGACTCGTCGCGTGTTGGCCCCAGAGGTACGCGGTCAATTACAGGAGCAAATGACTCCTAAAGCGTTAAAAAGAACGCAGGATGCCTGGCAGAAGTGGCAGAACTTTGGTTATCCAGCACCCCAGCCGCTTTGGCATCAAGGGTTTGAAGAAACCCAACTCTTTAAAGGTGAGGTATATCGTGTTGCTGACCCATCAGGTCGACAAGAGTCTTATCTGAAAAGAGAAGCAGACAGAATCTTTGCGGAAGAAGCCAAAAAAACGGACCTTGGACGCCAGTTAGAGACAAGAGATTATGTTGAAGGTGAATTTTACGGGCATTTCCAGGACCCACAGTTCATAACAACAATAGACGACCTTGTAGAGCGCTACGTTCCACCACGAGATGCTGTGGGCCTTAGACGTAATTGGGAACGTGTAGGTCGGTTAGCCACAGTAGAGGCAGACGCTTGGGTTAAGCGTGTCGATAACGAATTGCAGCGAATCTTCGGTGACCATAAATGGTTTGTGGAAGATCCCTGGTATGGGCGCCAAGATCCCTTTATAGCGTTGGATCAGCCAAAGGGCGGCAACGATCCACGGATACTGGATTGGAGTATTAGTCCTGAAGAAGCACTGTACTGGAATCTGACGGATAGTGCTCAAGGTATGGAGGAAGGTTTCCATACCCAAAAGTTCCGTAGGACTCTTCCTGAAGAGGTAGCGTCTAGACAGGATATGATTGAGTTTGGTGGTGAATCGAGAATAGCGGCGTTTCCTGGCGAGAAAGTAACTGAAGCAGCGGTACCCGTGGCGTTTGAAGACATCAATTTCTTCCGTAACGCATTGAATGAACTATTTGCCGGTAGTGCAGTTTCTCCTCCTGATCTACAACAGATTCGGAATCAGGCTCAGCATGGCTTATCGAAAGGTTCGAGTCGAACAGGGAAACAAGATCCAACAAGACAGGTTTATCGTAAACTTCGACAGATACTCACAGGAGCAGAACACGCTGCTTACCCTGGAGCGGCCCCACCGCCTGATGCTTTGCGTAGGGGTGCTGGCGGGGGAATGCACGACCAAACCGCAGAGCTAGGTATTCTCAGGTATCAGATAGATTCAGCAGACCAACCATGGTCCCATCACACTCCCGAGCTTCCAGGTGCACGCGACGGCGGTACTAGTGAGTCCCGCAAGTGGGAGTTTATCGCTAGTGCGTACAAGGAAAGCACCATACCTGATGCACCAGGCATGATAGAGCGCCGCCAGGTTGTTCGAGATGTTGTCGACCGTATGAAACCGACTGGTGTTAGGCCTAGACAGCACTTTGATGAGTTAACAGAAATAGGGAATAGAATTAAGAACGGCCAGACCGTCGACCAAGATGACCTGTTCAATTTTAATCATTCTGTAAATGAAACAGTTTCGGCGATTGACCAAACCTTTTTTGATTTTCTGAAGACAGTTGCTGTTAAAAATGTGGAGATACAGAGTGTGGTAGATCCCACTAAGGCAGCCGAAATAAAGCGTACTGTACGTGAGGGAGTAAGAGAAGTACAGGCCCGCAATGAGCAGGCGAGAGTCGCGCAACGAGCGCATAGAAGATGGTCAGATCACTGGTACTGGGCTGACCCCGATATTCGTCCAGAACCTACTGCGGTGACAGAAGCACGGCGTCAAGCTCTCGAAAATATCGGTGAAAAAGTGGGGAGAAATCAACTAGATATAAATATGACTCCGCAGGCAGGTCGAGATCTGCGAAACACACAGCTAGAGTGGGCCCCTTATTACGCTCTTTCACAGGAAGACAGGATAAGGATAGGAAATCTCTTCTTTGATCCTGAGCAAAGTGTTCAAAGGGCTATAGCTCCGCCAACTGTAGATGAGCTAGAAGATCTTAGAGACATAGTTGCTGATTTGAAAATGCAGATAGACGATCATACGGCAGGCAAGAAGTCAATGCAGCTTCGGGATGCAATTTTTGAGAGAGAACAGCTTGAGAATCAGTTACGTTCCGCTGAACAGTTGCTCGAAGAACGCGAATTAGCTGCTGAGATTACTAGATCTAGAAAGGCAAGGAAAAAGTCGGTCAATAGATATGGCATGTACCTGGATCGTCCAGGCACAGGAATTTCTATTAGGGAATTAGCTGAGAGGTTATTCGAAAAGGAACGAATTTCGGCACCCACAGTGCCGAATGCCATTGAATGGATGGCGTCTTTAGCTACTGAGCGAGCTTCTTGGGAGATGATGGGAGCTAAATCTAGTCAAACTGGTCGTTCGGGTCTCTTTGTGTCAGCGGAAGAGCTTAGCGAGGTGCCGCTTTCTCAGTGGCAAGATCTTGCTCGGAGTATGGGATTCGATCAGCTTGCTGAAGCCCCCGATGGCGCTGTCATAGAGCTATCTGCTATCTTTAGCGACAAAGACCCGACAACGGTTTTCCCTCTTATCCGCGATCTCATTCTATCTGCGGATGCTAAAGATCAGACAGGGTTAATAGATGCTTTGGCACGCTTGTCTGCTGTCCGACACATTGGTCGTTATGATGTTTCTGAGTTCTCACACCGAACATTTCGTCAGGGTCGTCCCGATCTTGACGTTCCTGGCGGATTGACACAAGCTGATGCGGACCTAGATCCTATGACGCTTGGCGGATACCCAAGTTCCGAGATGATACCGAAAGCTTACGGTAGTGAACCGACTGGTTTTGGAGGCCATGTTGCCGATCCTCGGTTACCCTCAGCCGACATTCCGCTTAGCCAACGGAAAGAACGCATGACGGCGTGGGCCCCAGGTATTGCTCCTTGGGATCTGGAGTTCGATCAGTGGTTCGAAGAGTTAGGTGAATTGCAAGCAACATTTTTGAGAAAGAGAGTCGAGTACGAGCGTCTGAAGGCCATCGGCCAAGAACCACAGTTGCCTTCTTGGGTTGCTGAAGAGATCAATATGGGTCATGGTCCGACAGGAAATACGCATTCCTTACCGTATGATCCCGAGCTTTGGCGATGGTATGACTTGACGCAGCCGAAACTCACCAGATTCCTTCTCGACGATGCCGAAGTAGATCTTATGGTTAACGTGTTTGATCCATTTCAAGTCTCGGAGCGATCTCTCTATAACTTTAGTGATCCTGAACAGGCGCGTGATCTGTGGACTTCCATAAAAGATGCCCAGACGCAACTCAAAAAGGCAGAAATTTTCCTTGCCGATGAAGCTTCAATGCGTAGGATGCAAAAATCCTCAAGGGCTCATTGGCGTAACGACGGTTTTCGTTTCAATGATGAGATAGTTTCGAGGTTGGCTCCGACTGGACAGGTAAGCCCGTATACCGGCAAGGTCATGCGTGGACAAGGAGCGGCGGAATTTGGAGAGGGTTTCCCTTGGACTTCTGAGTTGGAGTTACAACGCAATGCTGGGGTAACTAGACAGTCGTGGGCTCCTATGGTGAGTTCGCCGACAGACGTTCTGTTTGGGGAGTTCCCTCATGCTAGCCCGATGCAACGTGATCCTCGCCAAGTGATTGGCGAAATGTACCCCGAGTTGGAGAAGGAAGCTCATCTTTTAGAGAAAACACTTGAGAAGAGCGCTAAAAAGACTATTCAAGGTAGGAAGAATACCGCTGGGATGGGGGAGGGTAAAACTATTCGTCCTAAACAGTGGGAGAAAATGAGGCCAGGTAAACAGATTCGGCTTTCACCGCAACTTGATAGGAGGACCGGTAGGAGGCCTGAGCATTATATTGGTGGCCCTAAGTCTAAAGAGGGAAAGTTAACTTCTGAGGAAATCCAGCAACGACTTAGACCTCGGCTGGTTGCGGAAGAGCTTTACACTGGGAAAGCGATCTCGTTGCTTGAAGCGCATGAAATAGCGGGAGCTTTGGAAGAAGTGACCCACAGTATGATTATTTCTGGGGAGCACCAATTCGATGAAGTGTCGAAGGAGGCACTCTTTCAGTCTATTAATTCCATTATGAAGAACTCTGAGGCTGTACGAGCTATAGAGATACAGATTCGTGAAGCTGAGCGAATGGTCGAGGTACTTGAGAATGTCCGTGTATCTCAGGCATGGGGGGAAGATCCCAATGTGGTTCAAATGGTTACTTCGTTCCAAGCTAAACAAGTAAAGGGCACAAGACTAACCCCAGGCGCACGCGCTCGATACGAACCTGGTGGCGAAAGGGCTCTAAAAACTAAAGGTCCGCAGCGTGAGTTTGTGGCCGGTGCTGCAGGTTCACCACAGCTAGCGGAAGAAATCACTGACCTGGACGTAAGCCTGTATCAGCGGCGAGCCAACATGCTCAAAACCAAGCTGCGCCAGATGCGGGAGCAAGTCGACATGACCGAAGAGAAGATCGACGAACTTACGGGACGTATCGACGAGGCTACAGCAATGGTGTATCCCGCTGAAAAAAATCTTGTAGATGCTCAAGCGACTATCGCTTACTGGGATGCGTTACGGGGTATTCACGTTAACAATTTACTTTCCGAGATAGATGACATGCGACTATCACCTCACGCGTTTGACAGAATTAGTGCGGCTGACACTCAGAAGGAAGCTATTCAGCATGTTTTGAATAGCAATCTGGCTATAAAAGCGTTCGGGGACGAGTACACGAACGATGTCAGTAAATGGATGCATTCTTATCAGCAGATCGGACACAAGATTACCCCTGGAGGAAATAAAGGTCCTACGTATGTTATGGGTGGAGTTAGTGAAGCCGATTTTGATGCTTTCGAAAATGCTATAGCGGCTTCTCTGGGTCTCATAGATCCCACAGAGCTATCTAAATCTTTACAAACCTACTTGAAGTTCGCTAACTGGTGGAAGGCTCAAGCAGTGATGTCTCCTGGGTTCATTATGAGAAACCTGTTGGGTGGCACACTGATAAATAGTTTGATCGCTGGTGTAGAAATGGGGACCCACAGTCGGATCGGTGCTATGACAATGATGGCACGCGATGCGGGCAACGGAAACATTTTGGAAGGTGTAAGGGCCATCGCTCAACGTGGAAAAATGGTTCACCTAAAGGGACTGTTCGGGGTTAACCGCAAGGTCAGTGTCCTTGAGTGGGAAACTTTCCAAGAGTTACTGGAGAGTGGTGTTGTTGGTTCTGGTCAAATGTGGTCGGAGATCGAGACAGCTATCGGCCAGGGTTTAGGGACATATGATCGCCCATACCGTTACGGGTTCTTCGAAGGGGCGATGGGTGAGGGTAGTACTTGGAAGCCATGGCAGGCTGATTTCAAGTTGTTTGCTGGGGTGCGTAGCCAGAATGAGCGAGCAGAGTTTATTTTGCGTTCAGCGCTCGGATTTGATGTGATGATGAAGGGCGGTGCCCCAGAGGATGCGATGCGGGCTATCAACAAATATCACTTTGATTATCAGGATTTGACTAAGACGGAACGCAAGATCAAGATGGCTATTCCGTTCTACACTTGGCAGAAAAACGTTATCCCTGTTCTGATCGAGTCGATTGGTAAGAAACCGCAGGCGTGGACTGGTCAACTTAGAGCTAAACGAGAGATGGAGTTGATGACGCAGGAAGAGGGTGTGGTTCCTGACTACTATGGTGATCTGATGGGTGTGAGGTTGCCTTGGAAGTATGGTGGCAAGTTCTCAGGTGGCCGTATCTACGCTACGTTGGACACACCTTTCCGTAACTTGTTCCAAATGACCAAAGAACCCAACTCGTTCATTAGGGAGCCGCTGCAGTCGATGTTCCCGTGGGTGAAGACCCCTATAGAAATTTTCGCAGGCAAGCAGGCGTTTGCTGATATCCCGTTCTCTGGCAGGTACCAGCAGCTTCCTAAGACTTATTCCTCTATACCTGGTTTGATGGAAGCGTTAGCTCCGCTAGGTAAAGCCAAAAAGAACTCCAAGGGTGAGTGGAAGATGCGTGACCACGACATCTATCTGCTGGATCAGTTCTCACCAATATTTGGTAGAGCCCGACGGTTGTTCGCTAACGAGAAAGCGAAACAGCGGCGCATGATTATGACTTGGACTTCGTTCATATTTGGTGGTGGTTTCCGTATCAACGACTATTCGGAGCGTAGAAACCAGCTTATTAGAGACCAGGTGGGGCATGATAAAGACATGCGAGATCTGCGTGATATAGAAAATCGGAGAGTGTAGCGGGACACGCTCGCTTATCCTGTAGTGAGATATGTAACCAGAAGCGAATGGGGCGCTACGCCACCAGCTAGGCCTTTCTCTAGGCTACGCCCATCTCGGGTGGTTGGTATCGTGCTGCACCACAGCGGTGTGAAGAATGGCCCCTCGGGGGAAAACGCTGTGCGAGCTTACGAGCGTTTCCATATGAAGACTCGTGGGTGGCGCGGTATCGCTTATAACTGGCTAATTTCTGACGGCGTTCTTTATGAAGGCCGTGGCGCAGGTGTGATCTCAGGTGCAACCAAAGGATGGAACTCTCGAACTGAAAGCATTTGTTATGCAGGATGGGGTTCTACAGTGGTTGATGAGCAGAGCCTGCGCCTAATTCGAGCTAAGGTAGAGGAGATTCAGTCGCGATATGCGGGCAAGCTGTGGATTAAACCCCACTCTAAACTTGGTTCCACATCGTGCCCTGGATCGTTTCTTACTGCTTGGCTACTCCAGGGGATGCCCGTGAACGGTTCTATAGAAAAAGAGACAGTGGCAGCGGCGGCTGTGTATCTGGAAAGCATCAAGGATCGGGTGGCTCGTCGGCCCTTGTCTCGGTGGCGGCGTTCCCGTGGGGAAGCTGTCCGTGTGGTTCAGGAACGTTTAGCGGAACGAGGATACGACCCTGGCCCTGTAGACGGGATCTGGGGACGCAAGACTACGGCTGCGTTGAAGCAGTTTCAAAGATCGCAGGGCTACCTAAAGCCCGACGGTGTGTGCGGGGTAAGGACCTTTCACGCTTTATTTCTTCAATAAGGAGATGGAAATATGCCTAAGGGCAAAGGGTATGGACAATTCGGAGAAACGTTCGGTAACGCCGACGACTATTTCTATAACTCGTCATCGGTTGACAACAATGCTGACATGGCTGCTAAAGCTAAAGGTGATGCAGCTTACCTCCGATCCACTGCACTTGGAAATCAAGCGCACGGTGGCCGTCCATACGGCAAATGAAAAAATCTAAAAGATATAAGCGTCCCCAAAAGCCTAAATCTTTAAACTCTAGGAGAAAAAAGAAATGACTGAGCAGAATAAAAGGTTTGACTGGGGTGACTGGTTTGAACGAACAATTTGGACAGCCGTCGAGGCTGGCCTTGCTATTCTTGTTGTTACTGACGTTTCGAGTCTTAAAGCGGCGGGAGTCGCGGCAATCGCAGCGGGAATCGCAGCCCTTAAATCACTCGCCAAGGCTCGTATCGGACGGTAGCCCCGTGAAGGATCTCGACGAGAAGTGGACCACTTGGCTGGCCGACACTGGCAATAGGTTGGCCGAGGAAGTCGAAGAGCAGTTTCTCAAAAACCGTCACATCTTTGAGATGGAAGATGGCACTCATGCTAAATGGGTGAAGAGTAAAGATTACGAAGAGGAACGCCTCGGGGTCCTACTTATCTTTAACCTTGAAGAGTTAAGCGAGCTTTGCTGCGCTTGGGAAGACGCCCAGGACGGGAACATGATGGCCGGTTCTTTTGTAGCTGGCTGGCTTGGTCAGTTCATGGCGTTCGTTGACCGTGCCGCAGATGCTAGCGGTTGAGCACCAGTCTGCGTTGAACGCTGGGCTCTTTCAGAAGGTAATTCCCTAGCCGCACCTTAAGTGCGTCACGGCGACGCGCAATCGTTGTTTTCGGTATCCCTGTGAGGCTCTCAGCTTTCCTGAGAGACAGGTTCGCTATGAATAGCGACTCGACCACTGCGAGATCAGTGGGATCTTCGCAGCATTCTCGGAGAGCTTCTTCGATGACTTCTTCAAGTTCTTCGTCTACTGCTAGATCCACTCGTTCGTCAGGTGGCATCCACCATCCTTCTAGCGGATCTCGTGGCTGGACTCGTTTGGGGCGGTGAGAGTAGTTAACGAAGCGTCGGATCGGCATGAGTACCCCACGGAAGGTCTCCAGGCCGTATTTTGATAAACGCTTTGCCGCGCCGTGTGTCGTTGTAAGAATCCAATGTAACCTTATCCCTGTCAACAAGTTCCCATACTCCTTCTAGGGGCACCCACAGACTATCGGACCTAGCAGAACTCCACAACCAGAAGTACACTGGCATGGTTCGGTCCCACAGGTCAAGTGCCCGCAGTTTCTCAAACTTTATTTTCAATCCGTTCTTCCCAAATCCTTGCACTTCCACTAACGCAGTGGGGAGAAGGAAGTCTGGGGTGTATCGGACCATCAAGGAGAGTTTGTCGACTCCCCAACTTAGGGGGGGTTTGTTCAGCCCGTAGCGCAGAGCTTTGGGGTACTTTCGGGCGAACTCTCCTTCAGCTATGTCTCCCCAGGTTCCGTTGTAACGATCTACGAGGGTGTTGTTCATAGTTTTATTACGTCTACCCTTCGCACTTGGGAGTCGTTCAGGTAAGCGCCCCCCTCACCTTGGAGGCCATCGAGGGTGAGTTTGATTAGATTGTCGATGTCGCCTCCCCAATTTTTGGTTTCCATAACGAGTGGAGCTACCCACACGGATGTGCTTTCTTTGCTGTAGACGATGGTCATTGTGACTGGCCCGTCGAAAGTAGGGTTACCTGATTCCTTCCAGGCATCGAAGAGGCATTGCTCTGCGTCGCGGGATGCTTTGGGGGTGTAGGTGTACCCACCTTTCATTACCCTGGGGCGTTCTTTAGGTTTGGGACGCGATTCGACATGGACGAAATGGCTACTCTCGAGATCCACTGCTTCCACCCTTAAATTTGAGTTTGAAGTTCTGTTGTTCCGCTTGGGCATAGGTCAGTGCTTTCGACACGAGCGTATCGTATTGGTGATCGCTGTCGTGACGGTTGGTGTATTTCTGTCCCCACTGGGCATCCCAGTCCACTAACAACTCACGCATTTCCTTGGAGTCGTGCCCAGAGAACGCCAAGCCCACAGCTATCGTCCATAGGTCTCCCGAACGGTCTCGTACCTCGCGGCCTTTGGTGGGGCCATAACGCAGTACGTCAGATAACCAGGTGGGGTACTCCTTGCGGAACCCGAGTCGGCGCTGCCTGAGCGGCGCTGGCTTTGGTTTAGGTGTGCTGAGTGCGCTAACTTTCTCCAACGCTTCCACTGTGGTTCTACTGGTGTGTGCTGCTTCGATAAAGTCCTCAAGGGAAAGAGACCATGAGCCCTTCCGCACCCCTTGCCGTCCTGTTGTCCGCACGTTGGGGTAAGGTAAGCGGATGCAGTTCCCGAAGGTCTTACCCTCAAGGGAAACCTGCTTAGGGAAAACTTCGGTGGTTGGTGCTGACACTACATCGCATGCGGATGTGAGAGCGTTCCGCATCAGAACAGCGTCCACTGATTGTTGAGCGTAGACCCACAGGTGAACTCCTTTGGAGCGGGACATCTCAACGAACGAGTTGATGTCGAGGTATGCGAGTGCCTGCTCTACGTTGTATGCGTGGATCAGTGAGTCTTCGTCACCTATATCCCAGTCAATCGCCCCGAACCATACTTGGGTGGCTGGGTCACCCATGAGGGGATACACGCCGATAGGGTCTTCACCAAACAGGTGGGCTTCTACGTTGACGTACCAGGCTGCCCCTGAGGCACCCGTAGGAGCCCCTGCAGCGTCTTTACGGGGACGAACTTGGCCGTCGCCCACATCAGCTACTGCGCCGCCCTGGTGGAGCCCAGCGAACTTACTGACAAGATCGGCGTCAGTCATACACCCTCATAACGAGAACACAGGGGTCGGCTCCCTCATCGAACTCGTCGAAGTCTTCCTGA